ACCTGCCGATCGTGCCTGCGCCTCTTCGGTCGACCCCAGAGACAGCAGACGCGACGATGTCACAGAGGTTAATCGCAGCTCGTCGGAACACTGACAGATGCACCTCACCAACTGAGCGAGAGCCGGTGTCGGTAATGCCGAGGTTTGCAAACTGCGCGAGGAAAGCTTGCGAGATTTGGTTGTCGCACTCTTTGATGATGTCGAGCGGGCCTTGCGCGTATAGATTAGGCGCGCTCGCGTACTGATCAAAGCTCACGACCGGGTTATCGACCAGATAAGCCTGCTCAGCAGATAGGAAAGCTTGCGCCTGTGCCTCTGCCTCATCGATCATCGCGTTAATATCTGCGTCGGTTAGACCGTGCATTTCAGCAACAGAGCGATCGACCTTAACTCGAGGCGTCGGCACTGCCCAACGATCGACACCGACGCACATGAGATTTGAGACTTTCTGCTTAGTGCGCCACCACCACCAGACCGGCCTCAACATACCAGAGCCCTCGAAATTGGAGCCGGTGCGATTCAACGTGAGCAAGAGAAGCTTGTTAGCAGGGATCGGCTCAGGCGTCTTACCTACACCCACGACCTGCTGTTGTACTCCGTCAAGCTGTTGATTATCACGAGACAACCAGCGCAGATGAGCGCTCGGCTCTCGATCAGCATAGAGATCAAGCCAGACTCGAGTCTTGCCGTTGAAGTCAGGGCCGACTCGATAGACCTCCTCGGCATACCGATACCCTAAAGGCACAAACTCGAGCAGGTATGACAGCTGCTCTTCCCACGACTGCGACATCTGACCTGCGTAGCCATCAAACCCAAAGCACTCATTACTAAAGCGCGCGAGCTCGTTGCATACTGGGTCGAGATCGTCTGCCGACTCAAAGCGCCAGGTTGCAGAGAGCAGGGTCTGCCTGAGCATGTGCCAAGATCGACGCACGACCGGATCAGTGCGCAGCATGTCCTCTGCCTCGCGCACCCAATTAAGCCCGGTGAGCTGCGCGTTGCGCTCATAGCCTGAGATCATCCCGCCAGACAGCATCGTGCCTGAGATGCCTCGCACATTAAAGCGAGGGTGAAGCGCCCTCATGTGTCGGGGCGTCTCCTCTGAATCGGCTGTATAATCTAGCTTGCGCATGAGCCCTCGAGGGTATCAATAGATGATCGTTAGGCTATTACATGCGTCGGTTTTAGTGTTGAGTTAATCGGGCGCTTTGTCAAGCCCTGTGTGAGGCCACCTGCCTCGAGCCTTTAGCGCCTCAAAGTCAGTTGGGCGCTCGCCTGTGCAGATCACTCTTGATAATCGCCATCGATGAGGCTTGCCGAGCTCCTGCCAAGATGCACAGCGCTCGCACCATTGAAAGTCAATCGTCGTATTTTGCGAGCTCATGAGTGAGATACCAGAGCGCTTTCTGCAAGTCCTCTCGAGCGTTGCCCTTATGACTTGAGCGCGCGACGTACTTGACGACGTTACCAAGCGCGAAGCTCAAGCCCCAAGCCTCGATCGCGTCGATCACTTCAACGCCTGACTCAGCATGATAGTGCTGAGGATGATCAACGGCAGAGCTAGGCTCGTCTGCTGTGAGGTCGATGCGTTGCAGATCCTCTTCTGACAGGTAAGGGTAACTACTCATGATTGATCTGCTTTCTGAGAGCCTCAATCTGGCCCTCGAGTTTGAGCAACTCATCATGATAGTCGTCAAGCCTTTCGATGATCTCATCTTGCTCTTGTTTCTCTAGCTCAAAGCGCTTGTTGACCCAAGTATAAAGCATGTACATGATACCGACCGTTACGACTGCGACGAGATTCTCAGGATCGAGCACCTTATCGAGGAGCCCCGGTGTCAATGTTGGATCTGCCATTTAAAATCCCCTTCGGTCGGTGACAATGCCTGCGCGCTTGGTGCGATTCGGCTTGAGTCTTGGTGTGTATGAGCTCCTGCTTACCTCATCGGCCCAATAGTTAAAGATGCAGTCATAGCGCAGTGCGTCAAGAGGATCCTCGCGACCGTCTTTCTTTGGTTGCTCTTTCGTATCCCAAGCATAGGACATGAGCGCCTTTCGCAGACTGTTACCTGTAGCGCGCTCGCCCTTTGTCCATACCTCGCGCGTGATCAAGTAACGACTGCGAGCAAAGGCGCGCTTGAGCTTCTGCACACCGTTCAGCACATCGGTGCGCACTGGGTCGGTTGTATGTCGCAACGGCATACCGATGCCACCTGCATCGATCGGCTTGGCAACCTCACGAAACGCGCTGCGCCCTGTCTGGTCGTTGCGTGCCTTGCCTGCCTTGTCTGCGCATCCTGCATCGAGCCAGATACGAGGGCCGGGCGCTTGATCTTTGAGCGCACGAGGCCAAGCGATACGCAGGATCATCTCAGCAAGCTGCCTGATCGTGACCTCTTGCGGGTTGATCTCGTGCACTACCACCGACGCTTCGCGCGCCTCGTCATAAACCAAGATCAAGACGCTCGGCTTTCTGAATCCCCAGTCGATCGCGATGCGCCCTGTCATCTCAGGCGAGTATGCAAAGTCGTCGATCACATGAGACTCGATGCTGAACTCCTGATAGACGAGTCCGCTTGGTGGCTTTGGTCGATTCATGACCATCGCCTCGCGCTCGTCCTCTGGCAGGAGCTCAGTCGCCTCAAACCAAGCCTCTGATAGATTTGCCTCGTTTACATACGAGGTGAAGAGCAGAGGAGGGTTGCCGGCATCCTCTGCCATCTGACACCACCAGGCATCTGCGACAGGCAGACCAACAAGTATCAGCGTCGGGCTCGGCCCTGATCGCAGACGACCGAGCGCTTTATGCGCGACCTCAGCGCTGAGTGTTTGGCACTCATCGATAAGCGCAACGCCTGAAGTCACGTTGATACCCTCGAGAGGATTGTGCGAGGCATCGCGCGTGCCCGGTCGAAAGTAAGAACGGCAGAGCACTGCGCTACCGGTGTATGTGTCGACCCACTGCCTGAGTGTGTGGTTATACGTCCACCCTCGAGGCTGTAACCACTTCTCGATCTCTGGCATTAACACCGAGTTGTATCTGCTGTTCGTATCGGTGATGAGCAGGCTTGTCGTGCCTGGTCGAGTCTTAGCGATAAACCACAGCGCGAACACGAGGGAACTCGTCTTGCCTGATCCCCAACCACAGCGCGCAGCAATCACGCGATCAGAGCGCCTTATGCCTCCGATCACCTCAAGCTGAAGATCGTTTAAGATCAGATCACTCATGATCAGCCGTTAGCAGGTAATCGATCAAAGCTTTCTCATCGACCTTTAGGTGATGCTTACTCGTGCCGGGCTTGTACCCTTTGACAATGCCTCGCTCGACATAATCGAGGGTATAGTGCTTGAGGCTGTATTCTGAGCAGGTATCGGTCGCGAACTGTCGCAGATAGGTGCGCAGGGCCATCGGCTTGTTGGGCCATTTGTAGAGCGCGAGCAAGGTCTGCTTGCGCTTGCGTGGTATATGACTGCGCGCGATGAGCTGCTCGATGTCTGGTGGCTCATCGACTCGGGGCGATGGTTGCTTATGCGTCGCGAGCTCAAAGAACTGTGCGACCTCGGTTGCAGAGCACATCGCGCGATCGAGCTCTGCCAACGAGTGAAAGTATGCGCGACTCATCGGCCCATCTCTGCCGACTGATCGACCCCAGATCATCACGACACTAAAGGGTGTCTCATAGTGTATCGCAGCGCTTTGAAAGGGTGCGCGATATAGACCGAGCGCGACGCACCACAGCGCCTCGCTTTGACTCGCGAGCTTCTGCAAGTTGTGCAGTTGACTGCCCATATGATCGAGCACGCTGTCAAGCATCTCGCCCGGTGATCTAAAGTCGTCGATCTTTATGTGTCGGGTCTTGACCTCGAGCGCGACCTCAGCAGGGCCGTTGCGCCTCTGTAGCACGAGGTCGCAATACTCGCCCGGATCAGGCCAAGCAGGCCGACCCACCTCAAGAGGGCGCTTTGTCTGTCGGTAGTTTGCCCAGTCAGCCGATTCGATCACCGAGGTGAGGAGCGCAGCGAAACGGTTATGGATACGCACAGCACCTGCTCGCATCTGCTCAGGCGTCCAATTAGCAGAGAGTGAAGGCCGGTTGATTTTGAGTTTGTTCTGTGGCATATCTCTCTCGCTTGATCTTTGCAGGATCAGTCGGCTTTGTGGCTTTGGTCGGCTGATCCTGCTTGGTCTTTATTCACGAGATGCTGTGTCTGCTGTAGCATCGCGATCACCTCTGGCACACCGTCGTCTTTCTTGGTCGTGACCTCGAGCGCCTGTTTATCACCGTATAGATCGGGGCGCAGTTTAGACAAGAGCCACATGAGCGCGCGCGTGTCATCTTTGCGCGTAGCAGCTCCTCGGAGCTCTGCCATAATTGAGCCCTCTGCCATATGTCGCGCATCTTCAACCTCGGCTCTAAAGTCGTCGTGCTTATTCATCCAATCATAGACCGTCTGGCGCACGAGCTCTGCACCGACTGCGGCTGCCTCGATGCTGTGACCCTCACTGAGCAGGCGCAGAAAGTTGTCGACCTTGGTCGCGTACTTTGGCGCTCTAGGGCCGGTGGTCGCGCGCGCGCTTGTCGCCTTTGTCGCCTTAATAGAAGAGGCTTGCTCGCGAGCTGCGAGCCCTTTGAGATCGTCTTTATCGCTCATTTACAATATCCCTCAAGATCGCCTTTAGTGCTCGCCCTGCACCATGTAGAGAGTTTTCATTCAAGCCCCAGCGACGCGCGTGCTCGTTGATGCTGAGCCCATCAAAGTCGAGATATACCTCAGCGAGGGTGCGCTGTAGATCTGAGGTGCAACGCTTGATCATCTCAGCTTTAATCACTGCATGATCGATCTCCCACTCCACATTCATCAGATCATCAGGTGCAGCTAGATGTTCGCGCTCGAGCATTGTCGTTACATAGTCATAATTCATGCGTCGATGGTCGCGTATATGATTGCTCGCCCTGCGCATCATGGTTGAAGTAATAGCAGCGTCAAAGTCTTTACTCATGTTGATGAGCTTAACGCCTCGATCGAGCATATAAAGGCAGGTCTCTGAGTAAACATCTTGGGCATCGTCAAGCGTGAGCCCATATCGACGCATTACTACTGAGATTAAGAATCGCTGCAAATCTACCAAGCGCTCACTCATTAGGAGCGCGCGCTGTCTTTCGTCGGTCGTGTTCATTCGTTACTCGCTTATGCTAGGGCCATCTATCCCCGCCCCAAGATGCGTCGCCCTGGTTGCTGATCGGGCTCCTGCCCTCTGGCTTCGGCCCTATAAACTCCCAAGTGTCAACGATTATGTCAAGGTCTTGAACCTTGGTGCCGTTGCGCTCGTATTGATTCGTCTTGATCTTGCCTGTGATAGCGATGAGCGAGCCGACTTGCACATGCTCGAGGATACTCTGCCCTGTCTTGTTAAACGCGACGCAGGAAAACCACATCGTGCTTTTCTCGCCACCTTTGAGGCGTTGATTGACTGCGAGCGAAAACGAGGCGATGTCTTTTGTGTTGCCTCGTGCCTCTGGTGTCTTTCCTACGTTGCCAATGAGCCAGACTCGATTCATAGTGTCTCCATTCGTAAAAGCGAACGAGGCGAGCGCATAGCATCACTTATGCGCCCGCCTCCCTCATGACCGCCCTTATTAACACGAGGAGATCGTAAATGATATATGAAAGAATTGCAACGCAGTCAGGCTCGGTGCAGCTCGTCGACGTGATGGGCTCGCCCTTGTCGGTGGTGAACAGCGCTCGAGTCTCGATGGGAAAGCAGGCTGATGAGATGAGCGAGGCAGACTGGCGCTTGATCGATTATCTATGGTCGCACGAGCACACATCGCCCTTTCGTCATGTGCAGTTTCAGTTTCACATAAAGGCACCGGTGTTTGTGCTCAGACAATGGATGAAGCATCAGGTCGGGTGCGCTTGGAATGAGATCTCAGGCAGATATGTGCAATTTGAGCATGAGGCTTGGAGCCCTGATGCGTGGCGAGCGCAAGCCGATCAGATCAAGCAGGGCAGTGCCGGGCCGATGGCTGAGGATGATGCGCTGCGAGCCCAGATGATCTACGACCGAGCAATCGAGGCGAGCTTTAAGGCATACGAGGAGCTCTTAAGTGCAGGCGTCTGCAAAGAGCAGGCGCGCGCCTGTCTGCCTCTGTCGCTTATGAGCGAGTGTTTTTGGTCATGTAGTCTGCACGCGCTGATTCACTTTTTAAAGCTGAGGCTCGACCATCACGCGCAGCTCGAGATCAGGTGCTTCGCTGAGGCAGTACGCGAGTCGGTGTCAGCTGTAGATGGCATGCCTAGACTCTTGAGCATCGCGCTGTCTACTTAGTCGCCTTTCTTGATCAAACGCATGAGTCGCTCGTACTCGAGGCGATCTGCTCTCTCTTCTTGGCTCTCATTTGCGAGCTCGCCCTCGTGCTTGCCGACGAGTTTGATCGCCGAGCGCTTCGCCTCGATGCGGTACTTGCTCTTCAGGGCCGTCTCGACGGCTTCTCGAATCTCCTTCAGGGTCTCGCCTGCACCGTTGTCGTCGTTGTCGAAGTAGCAGATGGAGTCGAGGTCGAAGGACGCTCGCACCATCGTGCCTTTCACAAGAGAGCCCCCCAGTTCCACGCCGGGGCTGGCGTCGGGGAGCTCCCGAGCAAGCAGCGTCGCTATGCTGTCGTGCTCCTCGATGAGGTTGGCGTGCTCGTCGGAGTCGGTTTCGACGGCCTGCTCTGCAAGCACATTCTCGAGGAATTCCTCTGCAGTCATAGCGCCCCCTCTTCAGTGAGGACGCCGGCGAGGCGATAGCGCGGCTCCCTTTGGCGGGAGTACTCATAGACAGCGATCTCAGGGTCCATCCTGGGGTTCACGCATTGCCCGAGGAGGAAGGCTCCCGCAGCAGGCCCCGCGTAGAACACGTGAAGGCGGCCACAGCCGGGCACCTTCCTTCGAATCGACTTCAGGGCCTCCAGGTAGAGTTCCCGCAGGTGCGAGAGTTGCTCAGGCGACTGGAGCCACTGTTTGTCGGGATCGCCGATGCCGATGGCGAGCTCCACCAGTGGATTCGGGACCACCGCCTGTGTGTCGGCAGCGCGGACCAATTCACTCAGCGAGACGCGCAGAACCGCATCACCTTCACCCGCCACCTCGCTCTCCGGCTCTCCAACCAGCTCGGGCACCTGGCCGGCCGTCTCCGACTGCTCGTTGGGCCAACTCCAATCCCCACGGTCGCGGTCGAACTGGAACAGCTCTGTCTCAACCCGGTCGGAGAACAAGAAACCAAGGTGGATGATCAGAGGAATTGGCGCAATCGAGAAGATGGCGAAGCGAGGTACGAGGTCCGCCGCGCGGGCGAGCCCTCCCGCAACAACTTCGCGTTGGTGGAGGAAGACGGCCTCCCAGTCTTCGTCCTCGAGCAGCGGTGACAGGTGCAGTGGCGGGCCGAGCGCAGTGCGTGGGTGAAGGGCACCCGCGACGCTTGCCATGTTGAAGGGCACCATCGGGTCGTGGACGAGAACGAAACAACCGTTTTGGATGTGCGCGAGAGTTTCGGCACCGCCGTCTCCTCCATAGAAGAAGAGGTGCTCATAGCCGGTGGGCGCACCGAGAATTTCGCACCGGTCCTGCATCGGCAGCCCGCGCAACAGCTCCCAGAGCGCGTCGTTCGACAGGTGGTCGATGTCGATGGCGGGATAGAGCTTTGCCTGCTCCGTGAGTAGCGCCGGAACGTCTGGGGGGAGCCCGCGCCTCACGTTGTAAACGAATACCCATTTCTTCAGCCCTTTGTCGGCCCAGTGGTCGACGGCCCCCTTCAAGTCCTCCTCGATCTTCTTCTTCGTCTCCGCCTGCTTCAGCTCGTCAGGCTGTAGCTCAACTAGGTCAGCAATCACAGAAGATGAGCCTGTGTAATGACACGCAACCTTAGAGCAATTATATGAGGTTCCAAGACAGGAGTGGGCTCCTATGTAGTAGACGCCACCAAGGTCGTCAGACCTCATAACATAGAGAACATGGGGTGACTTGAACGCTGTGCGCTTTAGCTTTTGAATATTCATTTAACCCCACCCATCATCCACGCCCGCTCGCCTGTCATGGCCCACCATCTTGACAGGCTTCCCGAAGATAGCGCCAAGCCTAGACCTCACGGCGCTATTATTGTCACAGAGGTCTTGAGTGATGACGCGTGGTGTGAGGTTGCTAGTACAGACCACAGCGAGGCTCTTAGCCGCCCACCTGTCATAGATAGCGCCAATCATCTCTCTAGTCTGGCTCTTGTACCAATCTGACCAACGCCCACCACCTCCAAGCCCTCCAAGCTCATCAAGACAGAGGAGGTCGACCCGCTCAAGTATCTGATGGAGGTTGAGCCCCTCAGCCTTCCAAGATGCTCTGAGATCGGTAAACCAACCCTCATGAGTGAGGAAGAGAGCGCGCTTGCCTTGAAACACAGCGTGTTTGGCTAAGATGTGGAGGATGGTGCTCTTACCGTTCCCAGGTGCTCCCCACAGCATAACGGCGGGCCTGTCAAGCGGTTGAGTGTTGCCATGAATCCAATCGAGCACAGCGCCCACGCGCTCCCTCTGCTCTGGGCTGTCCCACTCATAATCATTGAGGGTG